TAGAAGATGAGTAACTACGACTTCCTAACATCTAGTCGCATATTACCCAAGTTAATCAGTTATTTTGTATTAAACCCCAATACTGAAACGAGCTATAGGGCGTTAATGAGAGAGATTAACGAGGATGGCGGAGCTTCTTGGAAGCACACAAAACGATTAGTTGCTGTTGGTCTAGTAAGTAAGAATAACAAAAAATATTCACTCAATAAAAGTTTCAGTATTGTTCCGGAGTTGACTAGTATATTCGCCCCCACCCCTAATAAACTAAAAGCATTGGAGGACTCTAAGTGAGTAACTGGATATTTGTAGATGTTGAAGCAGTGGGCGTGAGTCCTGTAAGTGGCACAATGACTGAGTTTGGGGCGGTTCACGAGGGTAGCCGTCAAACCTTTCACGGCGTTTTATATGAGGGCAGGCCAAACCCTGATAACCCTGCTGTGCCGATTGTTGGCAAGCAAGTACATACTGACGAAGAAGTTGCGGAAGTGTTTTGTGTCTGGCTAGACAAGGTGGGCGGCAAAGAACGCCCGATATTTGTTAGTGATAATCCCGCCTACGATTTTATGTGGCTGGCAGGGATGTTTGACAAAGCTCATATGAACAATCCGTTTGGACACTCAGGACGGCGTATAAGCGACTTCTGGGCTGGATTACAGCATAACTGGGGCGATACCCAGAGCTGGAAACGCTACCGCCAAACCACCCACGACCACAACCCAGTAAATGATGCTATGGGAAACGTTGAAGCCTTCCAAGAAATTAAGAAACTAGCCAAATCATTAAGGCTAGCCCCTGAGTCTTTAGAGGCTGACAAATGAAACAACCGATAATCAACATAGACGCTAAACCTGATTGGCAGACTTACTACGACCCCAAACTTGTAGGTAAGTATATGATTGAGCATGATAGGTGGGTGGCGCAGAACTATAACTTTGGCGAGCTGATTGAGTTTAAGCCCGGTATGATGATAATCCCGCCGCCCACTCCAAGCCTAGAAGGTTTTCTTAAATGGTGTGCTGGGGAGTCTTTAGAGGCTAGAGATGAATAGGCCATATTTTAACCGGAATGAAATTGTCCTAGATACTTACTGGCGGATGCCGGTGGGGATTTTAAGACAGTGGTATGACGATACTTCTGCCTATAAACACGGTTGGTATTACGACGTTGAAGTTGCTGACGGCGAAAACGTAGGCTTAAAATATACCGCTCACGAAGAAGCCTTTGCCCCTGGGAAGTCTTTAGAGGAGAATAATAAGCCGGAAGGAGAAAAGTAATGGCTAAGAGCTTGAGAGAAGAGATTATGCGAATTATGTCTAAAAAATATGGGCATTCAAGTAGTGCTACCGCCGACTCCATCATCGCACTAATAAAAGAAAAGGTGGATGTAATTGACCCTCTAAAAATTAATAGGGGTAACGATTTATATTCTGGCAAGCCAGCTCCGTATTCTGAGGGCTACCGAGACGGAATGAACCACGCCAAAAACTTTTTTAGAGCCATACTAGATGAGGCTGATAATGGGTAGTCTTTGGAAACAGGAGCTTATACTTTTGTGGCATGGGTTTTTGATAGATTGGTACGACAGCACCACCCCCAAAAAGCAGGATAATGGTAAATTAGTTGAGCCAACCCTAGCGGAGTTTATGTCGTGGCTTGTTGCTGGCCTACCCAAGAAACCAATTAAAAAGAAGGAGTCAAAATGAAAGCAAAACGAGTAACGATTGACGGCGGTTTGTACGAGTTAATACCAAGTCAAATAGAGCCTGATGGAACTTATACCCTCCGCCCCATTCAGTCTGAAGAAGTAAAAGAGTACGAACTTAATTTTGGTAATTGGGAGGGGATTTTTAAGTTTCTTTTGGACAAAACCTACGAACTCACTGAAGCCGAAGCTAAACTTGTGGCGGAGGCGATAGAAAGTTTTATGGAACTTCTATTTTTGAGACACCCGATGGACTTCTATAATGGGCCGTGCGGAAAAGCCGCCGCCAAAGCAATATCCCTAATCCAAAAGAGGCTGGGGTGATGTTTTACGATGAAGTTAGTAAGTGGCCAGAGTTGGATTATTTACCAGATGGCAAAGTAAGGGCTAAAAGGTGGTGGTGGCCACCCGACCGCAAAAAAGCCAAGCTATTAACGGTTGTTATCAACTCTCCGTCATTTAAGAAAAATATAAAGTTTGAATTTACACCCCCAGCTAAACATAAGGAGGATCTAGGTGTTTGACTTCAAATACAAGATGGCTGGCAAAAGAATGTATTTTTGGCTTATTCCTAAACATACACAAAACATGATTAACTGGAGCCTACCCGCTCCCAAGCCCAAAAAGAAGAAGGTTAGGTAGTATGAGATTTATTTGCTGGCTTCTTGGCAAAACAATCTTCCGCAACGGTTTTGGTAATGATATTACATGGTGGGGTTTATGAGCCATAAGCGTAAAAAGACCTGCGTTCTCTGTTTGACCAAGTGGATTATCGAGTGGGAAGACCGTGTGCCATTTCTGGAATTTATAACCTGTCCTAACTGCCGTGTGATAAAATCTAAAAAGGAGAAAAATTAACCGAATTCTAACAGCGACCGTCGGGGACTTTGCCTAAATTAACTACACTAGACCTACAAACATTCGCCTTCTTCCAAGACCTTCCGACTAAGGAAGAACTGCTTAAAGCTCGTAGAGAGCGTTCTGAGCGAGATTACGCCAAATTCGTAGCTTCTTGCCAGAAAATAAAGAAACACGCCTTAAGCCTACCCAAGTATCTACTGGTAGGTTATTTGTTTATTCTGATAGGTGGATGGTATCTAGGACATTGGGTGCATCGTCTAATATCTCAGATTCCATAAAATCATTAAATATCTGGTCTACGTCTGAACTAACCACATAACCTGATTCAGTTAGTTTGGATTTTACGGCTGTAACGATTGCAGAAGCTGCTAGGGAGCGTTCGAAGTCGATTAAGAGTAGAAGTTCACCTGAAGCCCTATCAGCTGGTACTTCGCCGGAAGTTAGTCTTAAAGCTACCGATTCTACGATTGTTCGAGCCATGTCTAAGTATTAGGAATGTTTTTATTAAGTAGGTCTACGAGAGTCTTTAGGGCGAAATAAACGACTCCTCCCTTAGCTACCCAACTAGCATTAGCGTTGTTTAGTAGGTCAGTTAGTCCAGCTGCTACTGCGACCACAACTGCACGTTCTACTGCTTTAGCCCAAACTGTTTTAAATACTGGTAGATTAAACATATGATTCCTTTTTACTTTACGTTTCTTAACGTCCAAAAATCTGAACTTAGTTTAGCATTAATTAGATATTTATATGGTATATAACAGTAGCCCTTATCGCCCCAAGACTCACTCCAACTATTTCTTACAATAAACCACTCTTTAGAGTCATCATATCCAACAACCATTAAGGCATGGCCACCTAGTAGTTTTTCAGCCTTTTTGGGCATCGGTATAATTCCTGTCTGAGCGACCGTAGAAGTCTCAAAACTTTCATAAACCGAGATTCCAATAACAAACGGAAAGCCTTCGCTTAAACAGCCCTTAAACTCATTCAGACTCCGTTTTATACTCAGGTAAGACAATGCTTCATAGTTTACGGCCTCGGCGTATAAAGTCGGTGTGGGTTTATCGGTAAATTTACTGATGTCATATGGCCATTGAACCTCTGGCACAGTTCCTTGATTCTTTACAGTTTTGGCTGACTCTCTGATTGAAGCTCCCGAATCTGAATCGACTGTATTTTGGGAAGCTCGCTCATTATAATAGATAAATAAACGACTAGGGTTAATTGTGGATTCGCCTTGTTTCTTGCGGTTGAAGTCTAAATGTCCAGCAATCGCGTTGGCCGTACAACTCCCCAACTGCCCTTGGTCATAAATTGGAGTATCTTGGGGTCTTAAATCAACACTTAGAGGTATCCTGGCGGGAGCTTGATATATCTTATCTCGTTGGTCAGGATTGTCTGCCCTCCAGCCGTAAAAATGTTTCATCCTTTGTAAACTGCCTTTGCTTGAGGTTTAATCGGCGTATAAGCCGCCCATTGGTCTATTTTGCCGTAAACGCTAGAGGGTTTAATCATACCATCATAACTATCTACAATATTTACTACACCCTTAACTACTGAATGAACTAAACAAAAATGCGTTCCCCATGAGGGATTTAAACGCACAATCGCCCAAGTAGAAGTTGTAACAGGTAAAGAGTGAATCGACACAGCGAAAGGCCTATAGGCACAAACACTTTCCCAGCCCAGTTCATCGCCGATATAAATCCCACGCCCTTTAAACCACTCGTTAAGAGCTTCTGGGTTAACTCTAAATTTTTCTGCTACTAAAATTAAATTACAAAATGCTGTTAAAAGACAACCGACTTCTGCAATTGTTTCATTAGAACTGTCAATAAACTCAGGATAGTTCTTTTGAGCGTAGTAGGGTGTCATTTCTGCCTCGTTGCACTAATCCAACCTACGATTATCACGCAAACTGTTAAAAATGTACCAGTAATCCACATTAGGGCTTGTTTGCCACCGGTGAGATTATCTAAGATACTTTTTATATCCTGGGTAGCTTTAGTATTAGCTTTCATATCTGCCTGTATAGCAGCTATAGCTATAGTCATTTCTTTTTGACGGTCTTCAACTCTGATTAAGCGAGTGGTTTCGGAAGAAGTCATTAGTAATTATTAGCTCCTGTTTGGCCTGCACTCTTAATAATATTTCCACTAACTCCAGACTTGGTCTTGTTGCCGAAAATAACCACATCGTTAGAGGCTGAATTGGTGTTAATAGCGTATTTCATTAGAACTGTACCTCGGGTATCAAGGATTTTATTATTAGTGATAAACAAATCTGTGCCTGAAGTGATTAGGATACCGCTATAAGTATTAGAGACTGAGCTAGGGTTCTCGATATGATTTCCTGAGATTTCGCCATTGCTGAGAGTATTTGAGTTAATACTGCCGTTGTTCTCCATGTAGATGCCGTGCATGGTGGGAGCATAGATACGATTATTTTTAATCTCAAACCTCGTCATATAGCCATTGGTGAAAATACCATAGCCCGTCGGTGAATCTATATAATTGCCGCAACACTCAATATCTAAAAGAGTGCCAGCTAGATAAATACCATTCTCGGGCGAACCCTGGATGAAATTATTATTAACCCTATCTCCATAAGAGTTAGAGACTTCTCCTTGGTTTTCGTAGACGATAATATCATTTCCAATTACCCAATTATCTTCTACTCGACAGTCGGCGTGAGTCGGGTCAATACATATACCATCCCAAGTAATCGTGCCAGAAGAATTATCTTCGACTCGATTGTGATGTATCCAGATACCAGTCGCTCTAGTAGTTAAAACCCCAATTACATAAATTCCATTCGTAAAACAGTCATGGACATAATTAAAGTAAATCTCTGTATCTACACCATCCGATTCAATTCCGTTATCGGCTGAGGCATAAACCTCGCAATTATAAATTGCGATTCGATTACTGCCAGTTAAAGCATAGATTCCACAAGCCCCCCTTGCGGTTGTTCCAGTAGCATTTCCGTTAACCGTTAAGTTGCTTATCGATGAATCATTACCACTAAAAGTCACCGCTCCGAAAGTCGGGTTAGCTGTCGGTTTTATAACTGTTGCCCCGATGCCATTTCCAATAACATGTACGTTCGTAGGAACTGTTAGAGAAGCAGAGATTAAGGCAGTGCCGGTAGGAATATAAACTATTCCCGTTGAAGCTGCTAGAGCTGTATTAATAGCTGTGGTATCGTCCGTAATCCCATCTAAGGCTGCATTGTACGGAGCATCAGTGACATTGATATAGGAACTCATTTAATTCCCAGATGTTTATGGATTTTTAATAGATGGTTCTTAACTTCATTGTGTCTAGCTATTGAGCGTTTCTCAAAGGCTTTTCCCCACAAGAAAGCTAGGGGAGCTACCACAGCTCCAGCTACCCAATTCGGCCAAACTGGAACCCATATATCTTCATAAAGCCAATGATGGATAAATTGATACATTAAAGCTTTCCTGCCTTCCTCATTTTCTGAAAAATCGCTCCAGCTACTCGCTTACCAGCTGATTCAGAACCATATTCCTTGTCAGCTTTATTGGCAATCTTGGAAAAATTTTTACCTTTTTTGCCCATATCTTTTCCTTTGTGAGCTTGTTTAGCTGCTTGGGATTTAGTCATCAAATCTTTAATTTTTGTCATTTCTTTATTAACTCCTTAACTTTGGATACATCTGGATGTGGTACAGCCTTAATTTCCAGAATCTCAAAACTACCATGCACTCCGTCTTTGTCTTCGGTCTTACTCAACATTTTACATTTATAAAGTGCGTAATAAGTATCGCCAACATCGTAATCTTTCAGACTTTTCAGGTCACTGGCATCTAGGTAAACATGAGGCTTGGAATCAATTTCGGCTATTTTCATTTTTTCTTATTAATCCAACTTTTCAATTTAGCGTGTTTTTTGTCTATCTGCTTATCAGCCTTTTCAGCTTCTTTCTGGGCTTGTTTAGAATCAACCGTGTGCAGTTTTTCAATTGCGACTAACAGAGGGTCATGGTGGCCAGTTAAATGGTTCAGATTGTGTTTAATTGACCCCAACGTGTGTTCTTTGCGGAGCTTGGCATCCGCATGAGTGGGGGGTAGGTCTGCTTTAAGTAAGTCTTTAACTTTATATTTCATAAAAAATAGCCCCTTTCGGGGGCTAGAATAGTTGCCTGATTTGATTATATACTAATCAATTTTCTATATCTAGCATTTTCAATATTATGACACGTTTTGCAGCGGCGATACGTTTTACCATTACTGTAGTGTTTGTAACCTGTATTCCGAACTGCTATAATGCGGTCAAGATGTTGGTTCCGATTAACGATTGTGTCTTGGTCGAGTTAATTGATGAATTAGAGCATGTGGACACACCCGATAAGCCTTATTCAACTAAAACCAGAGGTATTGTTAGGGCTATCGTGACGGGTGATGCCAGTGCCAAGCGAGTCATGTCTAAGCTAGTATTTTTTGAAGATTTTAAAGATGGCACCCAGGTCGAACAAGATGGCAAAAAGTACGCTTTTATTAAATATAGCGAGATAAGAGGCTATCATGAGTAAACTGTCTCGTAAATTAACTTACGGAGCTGAATGGCAGGCTAAAAAAGACCAGGGTATTGAAGAGGCTTATACTCTGGCTAAAGAAGGTTACGGCCCTGGGGCTGGTAATGCCATGATTGAATTAAATTATGGCTATCCCCTGTCCTCTAGAGATGGCGTAACCAATCTCAGAAAACTATATTTGGAAGACGGCGATGCCAACATGGTAGCCCGTACAATTGTGCAGGCCTCAGAGAAAAACAATAAATTAGTCGGCGACGGTACAACTGGTGTTGTAATTCTTGCCTATCATTTATACAAGGAGGCTATGAAGTTAGTCGGTACAGGTCACAATAAGATGGTCGTAGCCAAAATGCTGGAACAGACTGCTAGTGAAGTTATTAAAGCAATCGACAATATGAAGATTGAGACCACTCCCGACTTATCCAGATTTGTAGCCAAAGTCTCGGCTTCTGACGAAGCGATTGGCGACATGATAGCCGATGTTATCGAGAGAGTTGGTTTAGACGGCAATATTATCGTAGAAGAATTTGATGGCATCGGCTCTTATGACGAAGAGGTAGATGGTTTTTACTTCCGAAAAGGCTTTACCAACGAATTTCTGGTTAATAACCTAACCGCCTTAGAATCTCGTATGCAGGACGTTGATATTTTAATTACCGAAAAAACTCTTAAAAATGGCTCGGATATTGCTCCAATCTTGAATTCAATTATTGCCAAAACTGGCAAAGGCCACGAACTATTGATTATCGGCGATGTGTCGGACGAGGCACTGGCTACGCTGGCTCTCAACAAAGTTAACGGCAATATCTCGGTTACTCTCGTAGACGTGCCTGTTCATGGGCCAATGCGAAGCTTATTCTTAGAGGATATAGCCATTACTACGGGGGGCAAAGTATTTCCAACAGGGGCTAACGCTTCTTCCTTTACAACTGAAATGCTTGGTGAAGCCGACAAAGTTATTATTAATACTTTCTCGACTACTATTATCGGCGGTAAGGGTTCAGATGAGGATTTAAGAACACGGATTGCAGATTTAAGAAGCCAACTAAAGAAAGCCGAAAGCTTGACTGACAAAGAAGAAATCCGTAAAAGGCTGAGTGCTTTGACAGGCAAGATAGCGATTGTCCATGTTGGAGCACCTACCGAGATAGATAGAGGCGAAGTTCAATTACGGGTCGAGGACGCTATTGCAGCCACCCAGAGTGCTATCCGAGATGGTATCGTGCCTGGCGGTGGTGTGTGTTTAGCTAGATTAGCCCCCGAGAACTTTACAGATGCCTTCACTGCCCCCCTACAAGTCCTAGTAGAAAATGCAGGCTTTAACCCAAAACAAGCCCTGTTCAAGGTTCTAGAGAGTGACAATATCTGGCTAGGCTTTGATTTAAAGAACGGATTCAATTATGTGCCTGTGGATTTACTAAAGGCAGGTATTATCGACCCCGCTGAGGTTATCAAGGAATCAGTCCGTAATGCCGTGTCAGTAGTTTCGACTTTAATTAAAAGCTCGGTCGGTATAACCTTTGTGGACAGGGATATGAAAAGTGACTAATAAGTATAGGGTATACTACTATTTCTGGGTTAATGAGGGTGACCCATTAGTTGAAAACAAACCCTCTAAGTTATTTATTCGCACTACTAAACATAGATTCATGCAACCAGTCGTGGCCTATAACACGACTCCCTTGACTCAAGTTATAAATAATTTGAAAAAATATGGTTATTATAATATCAGACAGGTTGACGACAAGTTAGATAAAGACCCATATGATTAACGTCTTACTCGTAGCCATCGCCGCCTTTATTGGCTATATCTACAGGGATATTCGAGACCAATTAAAAGAGCTAAAGGGTAAATTTGTATCGGCCAAATTGCCAGAGCCGGAGGTAACTCCAGGCTCTTATGGGACTGTTGGGCTAAGCAACACCAACAAAGACCCCAATGTCGGGTTGGTTGAGGCAAAAACTCCTGAGCAACTAGAGTGGGAGAACCGCCAACAATTAAGCGATAGTCTGGCGGGGAAGAAATAATGGGTATGATTATTGATGGAAAATATGTTAAAGACACTGATTTAGCTCGTCTACAGAATCGGCAGAACTCTACTTTTAAGACACACGACCAAAAACGGCAAAGACAAGACTATGCCAGAGAGATAGTCCAGCCCTATGACCGACATGGCAAGCCTAACCCAGATTTTATACAAGCTTTTCCCGAAGAGAGCAAATCTTATGGGTTTATCCCGAGTGATGAGGAGTTGAGAAAGAATGGGTAAGGCCAAAAGTGGCGACAAAGATATCAAAACCTACTCTCTAACAGAGAGAGAATTTAACCATCTATTAATTCTGAACCTAGCTTTGCAATATAACGAGTTAAAAAACAAAATCATCAGTGGTTTCCTGTATTATGTGGCCAATTCGAGACTAGGATACAACGAGACTCAAAACCTCATTTTTGAAGTTGACCTAGAAGATGACGAAAAGAAAGAACTGAAAGTTAAGGAAATACCAACGGGTGCTATTGAGCGGGAATTGCGGAAGGCTGACCCAGCGAACCAAGAATAGACTGTATGCCACCGACTTGAGGAGCGGCTGTTGCTTGGCTCTGCATTAACTGAGGCAACATAGCCTGAGCTTCTGTTACGGAGATTCCAAGTAATTGAGATAATTGAGCTGCTGCGGCTGTTGAAGCTGCATTATAAGTGTTTGCAGGAGTACCAGAAATTAATCCAGTTACACGGCTTAATAATCCACCGCCTGTGCCTTGAGCTCCACCAGCGTTCGCAAAAGTGGATAATGCATTTTCAATACCAGGAGCTAGTAGTTCTTGTTTCTGAACGGTTGGGGCTAGACTGCCGACTAAAGAGCTCAGACTGCTATAGCCTGGCAATAGGTCAGCTCCAGGTGCATTTAATTCAGGTACTAGGGTACTTAGAATAGATGCCAGAGAATCTGGGTTAGAGGTTAGGGGATTAGCTTGAGGTGTCATGGGTGTTCCTGTCATTGATTGTACATTATTTGGTTGAGCTACGTCATTGGGCAAGTTAGTGGTGGCTACGCCAGTGGCTCTAGTTAAAAGGGGTAAATATTTTTTAGCTCCTGAACTACCCAAAGCTTTTGATAAACCACTTAATACCGAAGTCGCACCCCTATCGGCGGTGTCTGATTTCATTGCCAACCCAGCTGCAGTCATTAAAGGATGAGCTAGGGTCAGCGGGGCTAGTCCAGCGGCTATATCACTAGCCGAAGTGCCAGTATTGACTGCCCCTGTGGTCGCTCCCTTTTGAAGAGCCTTTGAAGCTTGCACCCAGTCCGCCTGCATATCATTCAAATCAGACAATTTACTGGCGTTAGTTATATTTTGGACTTCAGAAGCGTAAACTTTAGGATTTATATCTTTAATAGAACCTATATTGTCAATCAGTTGAGACTTCATATCATCGGTCAATGGAATCGAATTTATTCCATCTGGGGTAAATGACATATCCTTTAGGATATTGGCCATTTTACTGTAAACCTGCGATAGAGCATTGTTGGGAGTACCAGGTTGAGCTCCCGAACCATTCCTAAGTACGTTAGAAGCGTTACGGAGTTTTTGGAAAGCTTGGTAGGTCTTGGCGGGGCTTGTTGTCATAATGGCTACATCTTTTTCAGGATTGGCATTAAGATTATCTGGGCTAATCACCTTCTGAACAAAATCGTTAGCTTTCTGAGCCTGTCCTTTGGTTAATATTTCAGCTCCAGTACCAGTATCTCCACCCCCCAATAACTCTCCAAGATGTGAGTCGAGGCTGGACACGTTAACTCTAGCTCCGTTATTACCAGCTTCCTCCAGGGCTTGCTGAACCATATTAGTATAAGTTCCACTTGGGCCACTTAGAATTGGGGCTATTTGAGCGACTTGGCGAGCATCTGTTAGGCCTGAGTCGCCTAGATTACCAACCACAGACTGGTCAATTGGCGATTTAAATTGTGCTTGTAAAGTACTATCGGCTACATCACCAGCCTTGCCCGCCAGTGAACCAATTAACTTGCCCCCTATTTTACCCAATATCCCGCCGACCCCTTGTCCGACTCCACCCTGCACAGCCGAACCCAGAACACTACCATCTTGACCTGTTAATTTGTTTTCTAACTCTTTACCCAGAGCGTCACCAGCTGAAGCTCCTGCGACACCACCGCCAAGAAAGTCTAGGGCTTCGCCACCGATACCACCTAAAATACCACCAGCAGTTGGCAGCATTCTTTCAAAAAAATTGGGGCTAGAACCCGTAGTTGGAGCAGACTGCTGGTTAGTAGCCGCTGTTCCACTGTTGGGGTCGAGAGTAACTGTTGTACTGGGATTTACGGGATTCATTGTATATTGAAATTTCCTGCTCCACTTGAGAAACCAGTTGGTTGCAATAGCGAGGCAACACTATTAGTTTTAGTCGCTGCTGGAGTTGTTGTTGAACCCTGAAGTGTCGGGGTACTGCCCTGCAAACTTACAGCAGGAGTCGTGGCCTTACTGGCGTTAAGTTGATTCTGGGCGGCTATATTCTGCAACTTTTGGAAGGCAGATTGCTGTCCAAGTAATGCACTCTGAGCAGCAGCCTGTTGAGCAGCAGCATTAGCTTGAGTCAAAGCAGCCTGAGCATTCTGCAAGGCCGAGATGGACTGAGCGTAATATTGTTGCTGTTGGGCATTTAAACCACCCTGTTGTTGGGCTAAATTCTTGTAAAACTGAACTTGGCTCAAAGCTTGTGCTGCCTGATTCTGAGCATTTTGATAGACCTGGTTTAGATTAGACGATACCGTCTGTTCGCCCTGATAACCCAATTGTGCTCCCTGTTGGCCCTGCGTTAGAGCATTCTGGTATAACTGTTGCAGATTTCCAACAGCTGTACTCTGAGCCCCGATTTGATTAGATAGAGGAGCTGCAAGCGAAGAATAGTAACCGCCTAATTGAGCCCCACTAAGCCCATAGCCACCAGTCGAACTCTGAGAGGCTTGATTCAGGGCTGCTAAAGCATTCTGGGATTGAGTTAAGTTTTGAGTAGCCGTTCCCAGACTAGCGGGATTAAAACCCTCGGCCTGTTGAGCTTGAGAAACGCCCGTATTATACAGATTAAGTGGATTACCTGCATTTTGCATGTAACTGGTATAGCTCTGGAGGTTTTTATTAGCAGCTGCCGATTGAGCTGTATCACTGTTATAAGCGTTGCCATAGGAGTTAGCGTTAGCCTGGTCAGAAGCTAACATTTGGTTGCCCTGAGTTTTAGCTTGGGCAGCGGAGGCGGCGAGTGTTTGTGGTGTCATATACAAAAAGCCCCCAGATAGGGGGCTAGATTATTTGCCTTATAGTCGGATTATAACATAACTCATGCTTGCGATGGAACACTAGTTCCAGACATATCTTCTACAAAAACATAGACCCTAAGCTCCAGGGCGTAAGCAGCCAGGTTAACCACTGGGTCGGGGTTAGAAGCATCATAAGTTTTCATCACGCTAACATAGACATTAGTTGCATCAGCCGTGATTAAAAGATAGGCAAAATTAGCTACATCTGACGCACTCGAAGCAGCGATTGGGCCACCTTCAAACTGATAATTACTGTACCTATTGGGTTCAGCCCCAGATTGTGTACTATTTCCAGCAGTGCGTTGCCACATAGCCCAAAATCTCGGTATGTAAGTGTAACCGTGTGCGAACGAATATATCTGAGTCGTTAGGGTAAAAACACTCGTTCCGTTAGGATTTGGCACGTCTTTAGAGAAAAATATATTAATATTCTGAAAACTAGCATTATTAGTGCTATCTATTTTTTCAAACGGGTATTTAGTATTAAAAGTTAGCTGTGAAGGTGTAGCGTTAGGCACAGATACTCCAGCTTGTGATACGGATATTGGCCCCATTAGTAAATTACCTCAAGACTAGATGCTGCAACTAGAGGGTCTCGGAAAACCACTAGGCTGGCCTTGTTACCATTAGCGTAGGTGTTAGTAATCGTAGACCCCGAAAGGGTTAAACCAGCGGCAGATTGAACCGCCCAACCAGCTGGAAAGTAGACTAAGGCTTCAAAACCCGTACTCGTACTCGAGCCGAAACCATAAATCCAGGGGACATACCCACTAGGGTTAGTGTAGCTTATCTGATACAACCCCCCTCCCAGGGGTGAGGCTACACCTGATGATTCAGTTACAACCGACAGTACAGCTGGTGATTGAGCTCTAGAGTGTAAAATAAAATCTCTCAAATCTGTACTGGTAATATCTTTGTTGTATTTTGTAACTTTTATACCGACGGCAGGGTCGTAGGGTTGTTTGACAGCTGGATATTTGGGCAGCGTGTAGTTAGCTGGTGTTCCCAAATTAAGATTGTAGCATTTGATGTTTACGATATAAGAGTTTACGTCATCAATTGTTTGGATATAAATACTGTTTTTGCCAATGTAATAGCTCAATCCAAAGGGCAACGCTTCATTACCCCCACTCATTAATCTGCCTGAGTCAAGATTCGCTCCATTAACCCTGACCCAAACATCGGTGTAGGGGTACATATTAAGATTGTGATTAACGGTGTAGATGCCCCCACTGAAGTTATAAACTGGGATAGTTATCGTAACATCGTAGGCAATTTGCAAGGAGGGCCAATTGGAATTGAAAACATACTGGTAGTCGGCAGCAGTAGCAACACTAGCCCCAATTTCAGTAATAAATATACCCGCACTGGTATCGTTAGAAGCTGCCAATGGAGGCATTGCCTGACCCTCCACTAATGGCCACACGGATATTACCAGTCCCGTCCACCGCCGTTAGAGCTCCCTGCATGTTCTGTTGACCTTGATTCTGACCCGACATAATGTTCACAGGGGCAGTCTGAGCTTGAATCTGTTGCTGGTAGATTAGGGATTCTAGTGATAGATATGGAATTATGCCGAAAGTATTAGAAACTTCGCCCGTCATCGAGGGTTGAATCTGAAATAGTATATTACCGAATGTTGGCGTATAGGTCGAATACATCAAAGAGTTGTTTGGTGCATTGGCCGCTAGATTATTAAAGGAGTTGTCGGGTTGCATTAACTGTCTTCCTTTCTAATGCCAGTTTCGTTAACCAATGGGTCAACTTCCATCGTAATACCTGTAAAAGTTGGAGGCGAAGAGGCACTGTTGCACGTCCCCGAAAACCCCCACTGTAACTCGTGAAAACGGGCATTATTTAGTTCAACCACAATAGAGGTATCGCCCGTAGAGGCTGAGTAGCTTGTTCCTGTAGTTGGGTCTGCACTGACCTGTGTCCCCCTATCTAGAGTGTAGTTAGCGGTTAGAGTGGTGTTGGCTGGGAGCGGTAGGAAGTTCAATTTGTACCTCATGCCCTCTTTAAGCTTATATCTAGCCCCACCATCCCAAATTAACGACTGCCAGCTATAATATGGAGCTGGTGTTGAAGTATTATCTAGGATATCCAAACCGTAGTGGGTAACTGAGTTAGAATCAGTGTATTGCCATGAAGTGTACATAGTGTCAACAAAGTTTTTAATCATACCAATTTGCAAATTATTGGCCGAAGAGTAATTTTGTAAACCATTAGATAGGGCATATGAATAGCCAAACGAGTTCGGATAGGTCAGCTCGACCGCCCCCCATGAATAAATTCCGAAGTTAATGTTTACATTAGTCGTCAAAGATGGATAGCCAATCATCAGTAGGTTATAACGAGCGTCCATCATATTAGGGTTAACAATCGTGTGGTCTACTGTTCCCAGATAATCGGTGTTCTGGTAGGCAATGTACCTAACTTTTATAACCTGTTGGCCACCACCCCATGCGAACAGACTACCCGCACAAACGAAGTAGGTAATATTATTTAGCGTGTAGAGCGAGTACGGAGCTCCCATCGGAATCTCAATCTTAAAGTTGAAGTTGACGTTAGTACCGTCCCAAAAGTACAACATACCGTCTTGATAATTCTGACTAGAGTTATTAGACCGTTTTTCGGCTGCAATTACTAAATATTGGTTGTTTATTGTCAAACCACAAACCTCATAGCCAAAATCGAGAGTCAATTGATGCCTGACCCACTGGCCATTGTTAGGGGACGCATCGTTAGCGAAGTTATAGGTCGATAGATAAGGGCCATTACCAATACATAAATACTGACCAAAAATAGTAGTTGGATGCCAACCGTTGTTGGTGGCGATTAGCCTAGAGGCAAATAATAAGAAGTTACAACCCGTTAAATCTTGGGGATTAATCGTTGCTACGGCTGCCGAGTCGTTATTAGTACCAGTGGTTAAGTGAAAGTGATACCCAGCATTATTACCAGTCGCAAAGGCATTGGGGATTGCTCTCACAGGCGACGAAAAAACAAACTCATTCCAACCCAGCTTCATGTTGCCAAAAGTAATCGTAACTGCCCCCAGCACATTATTTAGTGAATCATGTAGGGTCAGAGTCCAGTTACCAGCTCCAGTATTGGTCACAAAAACAGCGATAGAATAAAAGGGCTCTATATCAGGAATAAATGGGCAAAATTGGCCTACCCCTTCAACAAGATTACTCGGTAGTGTATATACATTAGTTAGGGTGTTAGTTACTAAATCAGCGTAATTAGACCGAGTAATCCCTTGTGGTATAGAAGCAGCATTATTACGAGGGATATCGTAAGCGTTAGTAGTTGAGTCGTACATATTAACTACTCCATTAGCTGTCGAAGCTGAAGGCCCAAAATTGGACGACCTCAGCTGGGGACTGCCTTGAACCTGGCCGTACATGGACACAGAATGCTGGTCGGGGATATATAACTGGTCAGATTGCTGGTTATAGGCGATACCAGCTGCCCCGTTGGATTTTAATTGACCGAAATTACTAATCACTCCAGCGGTGCTAATTCTATATAGATTACCAGCCGAACCCACCCCATATCTGACTCCATTGGGGTCTTGCACCATCGCTTGAATTAAATCCTGGAGGGTGCTAGATACAGGCCTAGCTCCTGGTAAAACATTCATCTGGGAGGCTTTTTGACGGAAGTCTAGGGCTTGTGAAGAGTAAAAAGAGTTAGCAATACCATACTTGTAATCAATGCTCACTCCTCCTTGAAAAGCATTTAAATGGATTTTGTCTTTAGGTGTATTCTTAATTCCTGCCATAAATAAAAAACCCGCTCCTGCGGGCTAAAATAGTTGCCTGAGTTTATTATAACATTAAGTCCTCAAACTCCTCTCTGGTGAAAGTTCTACTATGAGTGGGGGTTTTGGCGTGGCAATCGTGGCATAAAGTTCGACCATTATTTACATCGTGGATTAACTCTGGGAATAAATGTTTAGGCTTTATGTGGTCAATCCACGAGTGTGTAGTCAAGGTAACAGCCTATAACAGTGGTCTACAAACCGCTAGCTATTGCCCGCAGTCGCTCTGCTCAATCGGGCAATTTGGCGGTAGTGCTGGTGGCCTGCCAAATATGAACCAAACCCAAAATGCTATAAAACCCAACACAATAACTGCAGCCCCGATATTTATTAGCCAGTCTTTACGCCAATTCATAATATTATTATTGTACGCCCTAGCGCATCTTCGCTCTATGCTTATGCATATTGCGTGTAGTTTTTATTACAAAGTGTTTGTGCTAACAGTGGTAGAATATCTATTCCCTCATCAAATTCATCTCTCTCCTCACCTAGACTATTGTTTTAGTAGTTGGTTGTGTTACTATTTAAGTAATGAAAGGGAAAACAACATACAAACGGCCAACAGAACACTCTGCCGCTCGTACACTAGGTAGATTTTTCTCTAAGCTACCAGACAAAGATAAGGTTACAAAAGCTGAAATATTTGTTGCGTGGGATAGGGACAAGCCAGAATACGAGAGTAAAAACGAGGGCTGGCTATCAAATAAGCTAGTCGGCATATACTATTACGGACTGGCTAATCCAATTTACTCGCATAATCCCTACAGACATTTTGCAGGCTTAGAACTTACAACTAAGGGTAAGAGAGCTTTAGGTAGAATAGACGCACCAAATACGGCCGAAGATACTGAAATTGTCCCTACCCTTACTAGAGCAGCTACTCAAAGCGAGTGGACTATTGATGACCTTATCGTAGGAGCGTCTAGGGTAAACGAGAAGCTAACTACCCATAAAGTTAGAGTAACGCTAGAGGAGGTTGCCAACCAGAAATAAAAAAGTAGTGTAGAGTGCGCTGGTTTATACACAAACGAGAACTGAAGGCCCTCACATATAAACCAGCGCACCGTGCACTACTTAACACTAGTATACTATAGACTAGTTAAAGCTATCCGTCAATTATAAAGGTTCTTGCTATAATAGCACTGTAACAATAGCATAAGGAGTCCCACGTGGGCAAAAAAAACTTTATAGAACTTCTTACACTCGCTGCGCAGCCTTTGCCAAAAGGAGCGGGAAAATCAACTCCCGCCTATGATTATAGCGATAAGCAAATTCTGCAGCGTACGAACCGAGATAGCGTGGCGAAACTGAATGGTAAGTCCCGTCCAAAGAGCGGCGGAACTGTCCGAAAAAGCCCTCCACGTGGTTAGTGGTAACTCCCTTTTTATTAACAAACTCTTTTGCGATATGCCTAACTGACTCGTGGTCATAAAAGGCTTTTACTCTAGCAGTTTTATAGACCTTACTTTCGTCCGTGTGTAACATTGAACCAATACGTACATAAGCCTCTATAAATGGCATAACGTGTTCAGAAGTAGCTCTAGGCACAACTTGAGTTCTAATGTGTCCACCGACCTCTAAAGCAGCCATAACAGGTGTTTTATTATCACTCTTATCTGATTGTTTACGACGACCACCTATAAATACTTCGTCTACCTCCACTGGCGTGCCTAAGAAACCAAGTTTTTCTTTCTCGTGCATAAGCAAACGTATCATCTTTTCCATTCTATGAGCCGTTTTATATGAGACTTCTACTTGTCTTTCAAGTTCTTTAGCACTTACTCCATTCTTTGATACTGAAAATAAGTAAATAGCGTGAAACCAATCAGTAAGTGGTGTAGTGGACTTCTGGAAGATAGTGCCGACTAGGGGGAATATCTGATGCTTACATTCCTTACAAACAAAAGAAGGCTTACTTTTAACCCGATAAAACTTAGCACCGACAGTACCGCACTTAGGACAGGTTTTTATATTACCAAGACGCTTATCAAAGAGGAACTTTAAGCAAGCTTCATCATTGGGGAACTGCTCCTGCATCTGTCTAAGCGTATATCTCATACTAACCAGTATACGCTTAATTTACTTACTGTCAAGTTAATGATTACTACAGTTAGTTATGTACTCTTTGTTGTTAAATATATGGAGTGTGGATAAATCAAAGAGTAAGCTAAAAACCCACTACCGTTAGGTTACTCTGACTACACACTCCTCGGTCAATCTCAAGGTTATCCGTAGCCTCACACTCAGTACATCTATGATTGTCCCTGTCTAGTACTGCTTTGCGCCATTTCCTATATGGCTGTGAATCTGTTCGATATTTTCGGTTGGCGGCATTCAGTTTATATAAAGGATGGTTAGGTCCGAAACGATGTTGACTATACCATTTGCCACCGCAGGACTTGGAGCAAAATTGACCCCGATTATATTTTAGTTCAGATTTAAATATAATAATTTTCTTACCACATACCTTACAGGCTAATTCCACTCGACTATTGCGACTAGCATATCCACAAGGTTTAGAACAAAATCTCTCAAATCGTGAATGTTTCTTTAAGTAGTCGGCAGAATATCTTGATTTAAATATCTTACCGCAAGTATTGCACTTCCTGTTGGGGAATACTTTAATTTCACCCTTAAACGGTCTAGCCATTACCTAAGTATATAGTATGTATATATTAAATACAACTAGGTGATTGTATTTGGCGGTATCCAGAAAATATTATAAATGTTGTCGCCCATTGGTTTCTGAACTAACCCCGTTGATTTAGCAGCATAGGCCTCAGTATATCTCTGCATCAAATCCTCATATAACCCCTTATATAGTGTCGCATTGCCATCTTCATTACGTTTTAGGTAGTAGTTATAGGCAGCAAAATATATCGGGGCCATTTGAAACTCTTCGGGGATATCGGGGACTGACCCAATAATACAAGGGGCTGTATTCTCGGTTGGCCCTTGATAATAGTTCTCTAGAGTCAACTGAGAGGCTGTAGCTGCCACAATTGGATACCAGTTACCGTCTGAGCCGTCGGTTACTGAGAAAAACATTCCTGCCATGCTGGTTGTAAAAGCAGTCGAGGGCGATGTCACAAATTGAGAGCCATTATTTACTGTAACAGTGATGTTAGTAGTATCATCTAGAATCATGTCGGTCATGCGAGGCTCATAAGATACAATCAGACCCGCTGTGACCGAAGTGGCTGGTGTAGGATACAAACCTACTTCATTTCTGCCCCTCACAAAGTAAAACTGCGGTGTGACCACTGTATTAGATGGAATTACGTTCAATTTGTTCCACAGTTGTTCTGAGTCAACTTCTTCTAGCGGCCAGTTGTAGCCGCCTGCACCTGTGTTGGCCTTAACCTTAGTTATCCTGACCATATCCTCGGGGAAGGTATAATATTGCTGCCCAGCCACCAAATTAGCAGTCACTTCTTTTCGTGTGAAATATCTGCGAGTAGTATTTTTGAATAATCTAACAGCCTGATTGATATCAGCTTTAGCATTGGCTTTATCAATAGAGTCTTGAGTAGCGTTAGTCCCTACCAAGTTTAAGGCTCGAGTATACATGTTAGTAAATGTCAGCATTAGTTTGCCTCGTAAGTTACGCCAAAACCAAAGAATGCCTTCGTGCCAGAAGAAGTCCATGCCCCTGAAGCCATTGTTTTGTAAACATTGCCGGTTAAAGATGCCCCAGTAAGCTGCAATTGCCCAGGAGATGTGGCGACAGAACTGTTGTCGGTCACAAACAGCGTATAGGTAGCGTTAGCTTTTGGAGCAACAGGCAGCTGAATAGTGGCAGTAGTAGCATTGGATGTGCCAGTACACGAAAACTCCAGTATGACTGTTTTGCCAATCTGTATATAATGCCCGTACTGAGAAGGCGTACCCGTATATCCCGTAGGTGTTATATTCCACCCCGAGTAGGCCCAGGTTGTACCAGTTGAAGCAACTAAGTTGTTGGGGATAATAATTGCGTTGCCCGAGAACTGTCCGCTGGTCACTCCGATACCGTAAATTGTACCTGACGTACTGGCCGAATACCCTGTTATAGAATCACTACTAATAGTAGCGTTAGTGATGGTCGGCGAGTTAATGGTAGGACTAGTTAAAGTCTTGTTGGTCAAAGTCTGAGTAGCCGCTAGTCCAACAATTGTATCGGAAGCATCTGGGACTGTAAGTGTCCGAGTGTTACCAGTTGTGATACCAGATAACTGAAATTGCAGTTTTTTAGTGTTATCGCCGTTGTCTTCTAGGGTAAATAGGCTATCTAGAATCGTCAAAGTATTGGTTATACCCAAAGTTTTATTGCTCAGACTTTGAGTATCAGTTAAGCCAACTGGTTGAGAAGCAATATTCAGATATGTATTGCGGTTAATTGCCTGAGTCGCCGTAGCTGATGCCGTGTAAATAGGAATATAGTCATTAGAGCCGTCTATACTGTTGGCTACAGGTAGAGCAGTTGCTCCTCCCGTACCAGTTCCAGCTATAACATTATTAGTCATTTAAACTCCCGATGCCGTCCACAGAGTTGGATATCTGTTAATATCGTACGTCCCATTGGTAACCAAGAAATTACCAGTGTTGGTGACTAGAAAATTACCCAAATTAGTGACTAGAAAATTCTGGCCAGGGGCAATAATGTACCCTGTACCTGAAGGTGGCTGCCATGCTGTTAGATTTTTGACTAAGACCGTCATTTAGCCTCCTATACCATGTTAAAGTAAAAACTGACCACTGTTGAACCGGCAGTTTTAAGATATACATTGGACATATTAGAGCAATCAAATGTAATCGTCTGGCCTGCTGGCACTGCGAAATAAGCCGTTTGCGTGGAATCTTCCGATATTTGCACTGGGTTTGTAACTGGAGAAACCGTAATCTGTGCAGCATTTGGTGGTACTACTAAAGTTTTGGTGGTGTTGACGGTTACTGGAGATGTTACTGGAGTCCCAGTGTTGTCTTGAGTCTGCATGTAATTACCCAATACACCAGTCATAGCCACACGGTTGCCATCAGTTCTTAAACCACCGAAATTACTGGTCTGGTTTTCTGTTTTGAATGTGGGTGGATTATATGCCATTTTTCTCCTATACAAAAAGCCCCTCTTTCAAGGGGCTAAAATTAGTTTGCCTGATTAAAGTTTACTGCATTATTGAGCTATTATCAACCAGCAAAAGTTTTAGATTCATAGCCCTCAGACGTTCTAATATCATCATAGCGGCCTGTTTGGAGGTGGATGCGTACTCGCCCATCATAACGGGCACTGGCCCTCCCTCCTGGCTGACGACTGGAAGACCAGTAAACTCAAAATACCAGAGGGTGTCATATTCTAAGATGTCACCCACTTTAGCATCTGGCTTATAGGGCAAAGCCTGACTAACTGGCACGGTGTTAGGGCGATAGATTTCTGGATTATGGTCGATTCCACCCTTAGCATTGATAAATAAATCACCATTCTCTAATGTTGGCTCACGAACTATTTCGTGGACGTGCTTCTCGTCACTTTCAACGATTTTGGCGTTATCGACCATGTATTGAAAAACGTCCATATTAAGTATTATTGTACCTTACTGTTTGGGCTATCGTCACGCCTGAGTTACCAGTTCCCAGAGCGACGGGAACTGTTGCGTTAACGGCCGCACCAGTTGGATAAGTCGAATTAACTGCCCAAGTATCGATTTCGACGCTAGTGCCAGCAGTCCAAGATGAATAACACTGATAAGCAGTGCTACTTTTTATAATTGCTCCTTGGCCTATAACGGTAGCATAGGCCAAACTATAGTTGCCATTACCACCTCCCAAGGTATAAGTGACTGTACCCGTAAAAGCAGTCGTACTGCCAAAAGTTATAGAGAAGTAGTTATCTGTCCACTTGCCTATTGTTGTGGCTTGACCTAATAGAGTGCCGTTACCCAGTGTAATATTCCCCAAAGATGGCGTGTAAGTAGCTGGAGCACCGCCCATCGCCCCGCTAGAGGTCGACAACATACTGCTGACAATCACACCCGAAGCTATCGTGGTAGCATTCCCAACCGACGTGACATTTCCAGTCAAATTAGCATTGGTTGTTACATTACCCGCTGTTAATCCACTTGCAGTACCAGTAATATTAGTCCCGACTAGAGCTGAAGGAGTTCCTAAAGCTGGGGTCGTTAGAGTAGGTGAAGTCTGTAATACGATTGCCCCACTACCAGTTACATTAGTGGGATTTAAAGAAAACTGCGAGTAAGTCAACGGATTTATACCCACAGTCGTGACCGAAGAGGTCAACAGCCATGAAGTCAGAGCGTTGGCCGTACCACTGACGACTGGAATAGCCCCCGTATTGTTTATATCAGCAGAACTATTATAATCTGACGCTCGAGTAAAAACAGCTGGAATTAACGAAGTACCCACAGTCGTAAGATTATATATTCCATTAAATGCACCCGCAGACGCTCCACCTGTGGTTTGGGTATCATTTTTGACTAGGAGTCTTTGGCCAATGGTTGTAAAAGTATAGCCATCGACCGTGTAAATCGCTGCACTGTTCTGGGTTAACGTAGCTCCAACTCCCGAAACCCCGTTGTTGTAAGTAAAACCTGATGTATCCGAGACTTGAGTGGTGGCCGCCTGAACAGCTATAGCTGGATTTATCCCTGCCACCGCATTAGCAACAGCGGTAGTTACAAAAGCATCAGTAGCGATAAGAGTAGAATTATCACCTGCCGTCTGAGTTTTGGCTCGAGTCGTGATAGAGGAATAACCTAACATCTAAACTCCTATATAAGTTACAACTGGGCTGGTGGAGACGCACACCACATAGACTAAACTTAAATTATTAGCAGGGATTGTGACGGAAGCCCCAGCTGGAAGTTCTAACCCATTAGAGGTTGTAACGGTTGAATTACCCACAAAAACACTAACCGTATTGGTAGATAAGGCTTCTAGAGTAACACCTTGAGTGAGAGCTTGAGAGCCTAACGCACCCCTAGTCCCAGAGGCCGTAACTTGGCCGTTATAAATTACCGATGCTACAGAAGGGTTAACTACTACTGTGCCAGCAGCTATGTTGACTAATAAATTGCCGCTGCCATCTATTTCTAGTGGTTGAACAGTCTTGCCGTCACTTTGCAACACTCCACCGACCGCTGGAACACGGTTGCCGTCTCTGGGGAGCGAGTAAGGGTTACCAGAACGATTTACTATATCTGTCGCCATATAAAAAGCCCCCTCCTTCGGGGGCTAGAATAGTTGCCTAATTTATACTATACATCGTACAGAGATTTGATGCCAGTGAACCGTCTTTTTTCAATATCTAAATCATGCTTGTCTAGACGCACCTTATCTTGTTTGGCTAGTAAAGATTCCTCTTTTATGGTCAAAGATTTAAGTTTCTTATCTATTTTTTGAGTAATTTCTTGATATTCTTTAGATTTAGCGGTAATTCGCTCTTGTAAATCGTCCAATTCGCCTTGTTTCTTCTTGGTTTGTTGCTCGAAATCACTAACTGAAGTGGCTAGGGAAGCTTGTAAATCATCAATTTGTAGCGTTAAATCGTCAATATCTTTTTCTAGATTAATCTTAGTTGACTCTAAACGCTTAATATTGTCTTCTAGGCCATTGTGCATGTCTTGAAGCTCTAGTAATCGTTCGTTGGCCGTTTCAATCGTCCCAGATACTATCTTTTCTTGGGTTCGAGCATAACTTTCCTGGGCTTCGATGTCTTTTTTGACTTCTTTTTCGGCTTTTTTAAGGAGTATCAGATTATTTTCTGCTTTTTCGGTGTTGTATTCGACCGACTGGAGCTTAGTTTTAGCTATTGTGAGGTCATTTGAGGCATTAACCAAAGCTCGGTTAAGTTCGGTGGCCTGCTCAGTAAGTCTCTGCTTGTGTTGGCTCTCTGCCCCGCTCATATCGTCGGCCAACTCTTGGAGTTTATACTCAAAGGCCTTAACTCGAGCCTCGTAAACCTTAAAAGTTATCGGAGCGTTATCTAAAAGTTTTTGTTTTTCGTCTAGAAAAGCTTCTCTAGCATCGAGCTCTTTAGTTCTTTGGTCGAGTTGGGCCTGTTGAAGTTCCATCGCTAAAATTAGGTTTTTCTATGCCTAAATATATCTTATTTATCATCTGTTCTTGTAATAGACCGTCATTCCAGTTAAACGAACGGGCTTGGGTCTCTTCGACATTTGGTCGGTCAGAGATTCGCTTCTTAGCGACCAGACGCTTGTATAGTCCCTCAATAAACAAATCAGCATTTTCGCCAATCAACACTTCGGAATCTCCTGGATTGATTAACCAAGTTTGTTCATTGCCTGGTAGCTTCTGTTCGTAATTACCCGTAAAGTGGGCTCGACCTGTAATGACTCTAACTGCTCCCTGGTCGGTAAAGCTGGTTTCTTCGCCATCTGAGGGAAACCATTGCCAGGCAAACGGTTCGGTATCTATGTTAATAACTCGTACCCACTCAGACGGCTGGTATCTATCTCGCAGTCTTTCTCGAAACGGCTTGTTTTCCTTGATTGACGTTGCTGTAGGTTGCTGGTTTTTGCTCGGTTGGACTTGTGGCATTAGGTGTCTCCTTGTTAATTAATTGGGTGGCATGGTCATACATACCCTGTAAACGCTTTAATTCTCCGCTAACCCACGCTGGGTTACTCAGATTATTATATTGCTCCTCTATCTTACTACGGTCGGCTAGTAACTCCTCTACGGTCATATATTCGTGATTATAGCATATTAATAGCTAGTTGTCCCGACATGGCCCATTTTGATGGTTGGGTCACAGTAAACCTCAAAGCCTGCTTCATTAGCCCGCTTACAAAACTCTACATCTTCAGTGTGATGCAGGCCGTCTTTATCTTGGAAAGCCTCAAAATAGGGATAGGTTAACTTTTTAAATACACCTGTTTTAATTAGCATAAAACCCGTACCCAGAGCAAAGCACCTAAATGGTTCAGTTGGGAAATCTTGAGAGGTCATGCTGACAGGTTTACCATCGACCATCATCTTAACAGTTGGCCCACTAATATCTTTAGAGCCTGGGTCTAAACGTACGTTGTAACTAGCTCCGATGATGTCCTTATCGGCATCTAGTAATTTTTTAATCGCATCATCAGGGAATATCATGTCGTTATCAATAAATAACAGATGGGTAGCATCTGATTCGAGTACGTCTCTGGCAACAATGCTACGATTTAAGTCCACATAACCACCGACTTGGGCTAGAACATTGGGCGTAATCCCCTCTGACCATAGGTTATAGACATTACTCAGTAAAGAGACGGCTGTCTCAATTCTAATCGTACCGCCAGAGCAGATACCAACTGTTAACTTAGGTTTTGGCATACCAGATACTCGTTCCTTTCGCTACTTTATGTCTGGGCAGTAATTCTCCAACCGCTTGTCTGACGGCAACAATGTTAGTGTAGTCGTGGCCACACAACAACCCGCCTGGGGCTAGTCGGTTCAACCACGCACTGACATCTCTTTTTACATCTTTATACTCGTGAGAACCGTCGATAAACACCATATCTGGCATAAAAGCCACCTTGAAGTCTGAATGGCTGGCTAGGACGGGGATTACTGTCTCCTGGTCAATCAAGTCTTTCAGATTGGTAACAAAAGATTCAAAATAATCTTCCCTTAGTTTATCGGAGATGTCCCGAGGCCCGACAAAATCATCTACCGCAAATACTCTACCTAGCGTGTTATCACCCAACGCCCTAGTCGAACGACCAACAAAAGACCCAATCTCGACTATATTGATGTGTTTCTGGGCTTGTTTGGCCAACCATTTTAACTCTTCGCTAGTCATCCAGCCAGGTATATTTTCGGCTGCCTTTAGTTTAATAGACATAACTACCGATATGGCCAACTTGGATAGTCGGTGAAATCCATACGTCAAACCCAGCGTTGCGGGCGTTGATACAAAACTCGATATCTTCGGTGTGATGCTCTCCGTCCTCCTCCTCCCATGCTATAAAATAAGGTTTCTCTAGTTTGTCAAACACGGAGGTTTTAATTAGCATAAAGCCTGTACCGACCCCTGAACATTTGAATAATTTTGGCCCCATGTTAAATTCCATTTCGGTATGGGAAGTAAGGTCATCACCAATCTTGACAGTTGAGACACTTGGCTTGCCAGTTACTCCACGAGCGTTGTAAGGGCCTGCCACAATATCTTTGTCGTGGTCTAGTAAACGCAGTATCCCATTGGGGGGGAAAACCATATCGTTGTCGATGAACATTAGATGGGTGTTACCGTTTTCCTGAGCCGTTTTTACCAATTCGTTACGGTTTCTAGCTACATAGCCACCAATCATAATCGACACACTGGCTTCTACATCTTTTTGTCTTAAAACCTCTAAGGCATGAAGTAACGAGTTAACTGTCTCGGAACGCATCGTGCCGCCAGTACACACTCCAATTAGTACCTTATACATTAAATTTATTCTAACATAATGCAAAACCGCCCACAATAGGGGCGGTTGGGTAGGTGCTTGTTTGTTTTAAAGCCTTTACGAAGTGATGGAATAGGGATAGAGAAGGTACTATTGCGGGTTTACATTACCCCTGTAATCGCAATCTTAGTAAGTGTCAGCAACAGGCCCAACGGCTGTTGTGAAGGTAGTCGTCTTGTAAGTGGCAGTCGTCAAGAAAGTACCATAGGTCTCAGATGTTTGAGTGGAAGCACTGAAGTTACCTTTGGTGTGAGTTCCAAGATAGCCAGTCGTGTTAGAGCCTTGAACCACGATGAAATACTTACTAGGGCCAACAGCGTTGTAGGGGGCTGTAAACGGAATTTGCTGGTAGGCATCAGCTGTACCCTGGGCAGTCGTAGTGTTAGACGAGGCTACAATTGTACCACCAGCATTAGCTAGTCCCACAAAGGTATTCTGAGAAGCAGAAGTTGTGTGACCGTTCAAAACCGAGATACCTGTAACTAGGGTGTTATCAGGGATAAACACCTCAGCGTAGTAACTGGTTGTAGAACTGAACTGAGTCTGAGAATAGTTGGTTGTCAAAGCTCCGAATGGTTGTGTGCCACCCGTGTGCCAGACAGTCGATTGGACTGAACCCGTCTGAGGTTGTCCGCCAGTCGAGCCCATCGTACCACCAGCCGTAATATTTCCACCTACCCATAGGTTAGACGTATTGCCATTGATACCAATGTTTACGTTTTTGTTTGTTTGCAAGCCATCTTCTCGGACAACTTGGACGTACTTCTCCAGAAGGCGATTCTTGTTAGGTGAGCTTTGTGCCATTCTAAGTACCCTTTCTTAAGATTAGTTAATGTTCAGGAAGATGCTGTTACCAGCTCCACCTGTACTTGCGGTTACACCTGCCCAACCGATAGCTGGCTTGGTAGCTGCTACTGCTAGACCGATGTAGCCCGCAGTCGTTGTTGAAGGGCCAACTGTGTTACCAATGACCACGCTTGAGCCGTCGTTAATACCTTCAGCGAAACCTTTGCACTGTACCCAACCGTAGTTAGTAACAGTAGAAGAGTTGACTGCCTGAGTGACCGTAACACCGATAGGGATGTTAACAGTGGTGGTAGTAACAACTGCCTGAAATGGGCTTGTCCATAGGTTAACAGTGTCAGTACCAGCTACTAGAACTTCAGGGTTGCGTAGAGGTTCAGCTAGGTAAACCTGAATGTAGCCTGTAGAAGCTGCTGCGGCCGAGTTACCACGAATGCGGTATTTGACTGGGCCTTCATTAGTTCCAGAAGTCTGTAGAACTTCTAGGAAGCCTTCAGCAAACTCATCCTGAGTAACTGCTGTAGCCCCGTTAGTAACTACTAGCAAGGTAGAACCTGTAGCTAGGTTAGCGGTTGCCTGTCCACCAGTACCGACTGCTGGGATTGCTAGAGCTGTTGAGTTAGTCTTACCGACTGCTGCCTGCACCAAAAGGCCAGGGCCAACTGTGGTAGTACCGCCTAGAGAAACGTATCTAAAGACACGGCCGTCTTCGGTTTGACCAATCGCTCCATACTGTACCTGCTTGGTAGTGCTCCAGGTATTTAGGTCTTGTTCGGTTAATTGTCGTACGCCTGATTCCATATATTTTCTCCTTAGTTTGAAGTGATTCCTGTTAATTTACCGTTTCTTCGGGGCTGGCGGCAGATTAGATTCCCCATCAAGATTAACAGTCCAACTTCACCATACTGGTTGACTGGAGCAATCATCTCACGGAACTGCCATGCACTTGGGAAGGGTACGTCTTTGTAGTAACCCTCGGTGACTTCAACCGTTGAGCTAATCTGGCGTAGAGAACTGTCCTGTAGACGTTTGAACTCTAGGTACCATTCGTTGAGCCAGAAGAAGGTCTGAGAAGTACAGTTGTCATCGGCTACCAACGGACGAGCTCGGTAGGAGATGGCATTGAAACCAGCGAACCCAGAAGTCTTTTCACCAGCTGGACGAAGTTCACCGTTAGGTGTACCACCGTCAATGCGGTCGTAACCTCGAAGCTGTAGAGTTTCGTAACGAGCACTTACCATTGGCTGGATTAGACCCTCGATGTAAGTCCAAATAGCCTTAGTAGTAAGACCTATTGTGGGCGATTCACGGTTGCTAGAAGCGGCTGAGACGTTGTCGAACTCGCTTGATAGGTAGTCGAGGGTAATGATACCCGAACTTACAGCCGTAACATCTGCATTAATGTAGGTGTTGGTTGAGCGAGTCAAACCAGCGTAGGTGCTGGAGTTTGTACCTGCGTCAACGATTAAGCCTAGACCATCGAAGTCTTTACCAGCTCCGATGCCGTAACCAATCTGACCAACAGCTTGGTTGGCCGAGATTTTAGCTTCGTCCATGCGAGTCTTAAGCAACATAAGAACCTGCTTCTCGTTGTTAGCGTTAACCGCACGTTCGATACCAGGAACAACCACTGATTGTTCAAAGGCAGCTAAGTACCAAGTCATTAACTTGGTGTTGTTAGTAGCGGCAGTTGGGAAAGTATCCATACCCGAGAAACTTCCACCAGTCGTCGAGTTCGCAGTCTCAATCGGCTGAGCTTCGTAAATACCACGCCATGTGCCTGGTTTATTAAGAATACGAGCTAAGAACACGTTAGAGTTGTTGATTTGGTCAACGATACTCGGGAGAATATCTTGATAGGTGATGTCTGCGACCCTATCGGTAAATACCATTCCTGCCATATAAATTCCTTGTTTAATTTGTTAAGACAACAAAAAAGCCCCCGTGAAGGGGCTAAGTTATTTGCCTATTGAGCATAGTATAGCTCTTAGGATTTTAATATGTCAACTTTATTTTTTAGCTGGGGTCTGCTCGACAAATTTACCCTTTAGCTCACTAACATCAGCTTCTAATTTGCTAACGATAGGAATACCGTCAAATTTTGTACCTTTGTTTAAAATCGCACCAAGCTCTTCAAAAGCCTCTGAATATTTTTCTCTGTGTACTGTGTTACGAATCTCGTTGCTAACGTGCTCGGCTTGTTCTCGTGTCCATATACCTGCGTGTTCTAGTGCGGCTATCCACCAATTATGCATTTGTTGTCTCCTTTAAGTTAATTACTACCATCCTGCTGTCTTTTCTTCGATTAACCTGTCTAAGTCCATCGAACCCATACCTGAGTGTACACGGGGCTTAGCTAAACCACCGTCTGAGCCAGCCGTACCCGAAGTGCGATTGGCCAACTCAATACGCTCTTTGTCTTCTTTGACCTGAGCAGTGTCCTCTTTAGGGTTTTCTCGCTGGTACATTAGAAAGGCTTCCTCAAAACCAATGTGTTTGAAGGGTCTGCCTGCATTGGCCTGTTCTAGATACTCGGCGTTCTTTTTGTCCTTAAAGTCTAGGATAGACTGAATCTCTACAGCTGCTGGGTCGGTGTCAAACTTGGGGTCATCGGCACTAAGCTTGAACTTAGGCAAATCGCCATCTCGTTGTAGTTTACCAATATCGGCACGGTCAGCCGCTTTCTCGGCTTCTTGAAAGGCTTCAGTTGATTTAGCAGTCTCTTGATTTCTGAATTCATTCTGACGCTCAACTGCTTTAGATTCAAGCATGGCGAAGGCCTTGTTGGCAGTCGCACTCTCTCGGTCGTCTACATACTTAAAGCCCTGGGGCAGATATTCAGGGGCGTAGACCGTAAACTCTTGAACCTTATCGTCACTGCCAACCGTACCTTTGACTTTTAGTGGTGTTAGCCCATCTAAGATGTACTTTTGCTCTGCTGTAAGGTTTGTAGGTTCTGTCGTTGCTGCTGCCGCCTCATCTTTGGGCTTCTCTTCGGCTTCGTCTCCATCGTCAATGGCATAGCCTTCATCGTCCTCTTTTCCATCGCTTTCTGAAACCTCTTCAGAGCCCTCTGTGTTCGCAACGTCCTTATCCTCGTCTTTAGGTTGTGCTTTTTCTTCAGACTCTTCGACCTTTTCATCTGTTTTAGGCTCTTCTTTGGGCTCGGGCTGCTCATCGGTCTTTATAACTCCTTTGTTGTCTCCAATTGGTTGTAAATTGTCGTCTAAGCCATCAAGTTTAGCGTCCAATCCTGGGTCGCCTGTTGAACTTGGGATGCTGGTGTTGTCCATTCAAAACTCTCCTTTTTAAAATAATACCATATTAAATAACTGGTAGCGAACTTGGATTAGCTGAAGGCGGAATTTGTGGATTTGCTGGGTTGGGAAGAGGTGTGCCGTTGGTCACAGGGCCAGGAATTGCACTAGGAGGGGAACCTGGTTGAGGGGTGGGCACTCCACCAGGAACTCCCGAAGGTATTATACCACCCATTGGAGGAGGTACACCAGGCATACCGCCGATAGGCGACATTGGTGGGACAGGTGGTTGAGGTGGTGGAATTGGGTTAGCTGGATTCAGAGCTTCAACGCCTCCCTGCTGGCTCATTTGGTCTAACGAGGTTCGTAGTTCTAATGACGTAATAGCCTTATCAACATATTTCAAGAACGCTGTTTGGAACTTCTTATCAGCCTTCAAGAACTCATCTCGCAACATTAGTTTTCTGAGGGTTAAGACAAACTCTTTAGAGCAGTCGTCAGGCTCTTTAGCCTCTTTACCAGCCATAATCTCAACATAAGCTACATAAGCCTTAGAATCATCGACCTCTTCTATGGCATCCCTAGCTAGGCTCATTGGGTCGGTTTGACCCTTAGCCCAGTTGTCATAGAGTTTTTGTGGGTCTGGTAAGTGTAGTAATTTATACAAATCAAGCAGTGATATACCCTCTCCCTTGAACAGTTGTAGGGCAATAGCTTCTTGGCGTTGCTTATCAAATGGCAGTGTAGTACCTGATTTGACATCAACCGCTATACCGTCTTCGATTAATTTACGATTCATAACAATATGGTCGAACTCACCATCTTGGCCGTTATAAACGAACAAGTGGTCGGTGTTATACCAAACCACCATCATTTGGGTCAGCATATTAAAGTAGTCATACATGAACCTGTCTATGGCTCGAACATACAAGTCCTGCCGACCAGACGCTTGGTTCTTCTTCATCAAAGCTTCGCCTAGTGTTTCGGCATCGGCATCGCCGTCATTAGAACCAGTAAACTCAGATGGAGTACCCATAATGGCATGGACTGTAGTACGAAGGTCTACTTTATCTTGATATAAGAAATTGGGTACTTCGGGCGGTGGCACTTGATAAACCATATCTTGGGTTCGCTGTCCAGCTGTCTTAATAATCAAGCGTTGGTTGGGGTCGCCTGTTAGCTCCTGTAAATCGTCCTTAGTCAAACCTGAGTCCTGAGACACGATTAGTACACCATTGGCCTTGTCAGCCACTTCCATTAACTGCCTACCTCGCTTGTTTAAGACATTTTGAATCACCGAAGCCTGTTCAACGGCTGAGGTATTATCTATCCAGTGCGAACCATCGTTATCAAAGTTCAAGGCAATCACTGGCTTCTTGGGAGCATCTAAGAAGTTACGGCCTGGGTTAGCATATAGCCAGTGAGGGTTGCGAGTTTTCTCTAGAACCACGTCAGCAAAGTAATACACAAGAGCCTCGTGAGCTTCATAAGCTTTGTCGTAATATGTCAAATAAACCTCTCGCACTGAGATGACAGTATTCAGTTGCTTGTAAGTGCTGTACTTAATACCACAAGCTCTGTAAATCTCGTCCTTCTTATCAGGCCAGCGACCACACGCTTCATTGACGGTCATCTTCAACATGTAGCAAAAGAAGGCTGGGTTTTCGCCCATACGAGCATTTTTATCGACAATACAATGTTCTGGGTCAGGAGCAAACGGTATAATCTCACCATTCTTGCCATATTTAGGGTCGAACTTGAACATGATAAAACCAACTCGTTTGTTCAATGCGTTTCTAACAGCCGTCTCAGCAATCTGGGTTAGCTTCATCTTGTGCGAGTGAGCCATCTCCACCTTCTCTAAATCAATTGCGAACTTCTTAGATAACTGCGTGTCCTGAGCTGGTGAGACTTCAGCTTGGGGGTCTTGAGCAGTTAGATAAGCAATAATCGCCTGTTCAGCTATGTAAATCTGGTTCTCTTTATAAGGTAGCTGGTAGCGGTACAGACTGCGTACATCGTTTTGCTTGTTCTGGTACAGCCTTACGTTATTGCCACGAGTGTTGCGTAGGTCAAAGCCGTCAGATGTGTTCCAGTAATCGTCAGAGTCTTGAATCCGATTGTCTAAGTTCTTAATAATCTGCTGGTCGGGGATATCAATTGACAGACTGGGTAGCTCATCAATTGGCCCACTTGAGCCAATATTAAGATTATCGACCTTAGTGTCGTTTAAGACTGGAGCGTCTTGTTCGTAATCCCAATTAGTTGCCACGCTTGCCTACCTTTTTGTTTCGGCTATCGACTGTGCGGTTGGCATATTCTTTGGGTGGCCGTACCGAACTAATATTATTACGTTTAGTAAATCGGATACGAGTACCGACTTTGTGCTTTCCCATTAATTCTTTAACTTTAGTCATAAATTAAAAATAACCCCTGTTAATATTTGGGGCTACGAGTAAATGCCTGCCGTGATTGTACACCATTTTATTGAAATAATACACGATATTCCGCCCCACACGAATGACACTTAACTTCAATGTAGTGAGCTCCTGGCTCGTATTGAGTAAAATTAGTAGCTCCTGAATTGGCAACAACTAGGTTGTCGGCTGTGTATTTAAACAACGGTCGCTGACATGGTGTATTCATACAGCGATACATGTAAATCTTACGCTTGGGTAAGACATTATGGTATAGATACAGGCTGACTTTAAACGTACTCATTGTCCCTCGCCGCCTTTCTAGCCATCTCACCGATGTTAATGTGAAAGCCCTCAGCCGTACCGTCTTCGTTAACCACGAATGACTTGTTTTGCTTGTCTTCGAGGCTTGAGGTGACAACGCCAACCTGAGAGCCAGACGCTCGCATATAGCTCTCTAGGCCATACCTTAAAGCGTCCATGCAGTGGTTAAACGAGTCGATGGGCTTGTTGACAATAACATCGTCCTTGTCGGTCTCCCACATGTAGTTACGGTATTCATGGATTAGATTAGTCGAACGCTTGGTAACTGAAATACGCTGGTCTTGAATATAGCTGATACCCTGATTAACCGAACCTTGACCCTTCTGAGCTGGTAACACACTAACACCATATAATCTCAGCTCGTCAATACTCTTGGGCTCAGCTGAGTCAGCATAGACTGTGACCTCAGAGTGTTCCATCGTATTTATATAATCTGCCAGTTGTTTGTTGGTCATACCTTTCTTATATAATCGCTCGTCTAAAATAAACCCACCGTTGTAATAATAAATATCTATTAGGCTAGATGGGTCGTTAGAATAACCAAAGTCCAAGCCTCTACGCTCTAACCTAGCCTCGTGGGGTATGTCGTTAATGAAGGCCCAGTCAGTAAATATTCTGCCCTCAACTTCACCCAATTGGCCTAGCCCATATACCTGCCACCAGTTCTTATTGTGTTTGTGTGATTCAATATCATCTATCGTGACTTGGTCTAGAGCTTCATTGTCTTTGTAGGTCAGGGTAATAAAATCTATGTCTTTGCGGTTGGGGTGCATCTCGGTGTAGAACCAGAACTCGCTGGTCGGGTTCCAGTCTAACCAGACAATCTTGCGGGTTCTGGTAATCAATTGGTCAACGATTTTGTAGTCTAGGTTGTTACACTCGTTAATGAACAATATATCTCTTCTCGGCCCGTGAGCTTTGCCATAATTATCAACCGATATAAATTCAATCTTAGAACCAGTTGGGAAAGTATAAACGTGCTTAGTGCCATGCCAGGCATTCTCGTCCCAATAACCCCTATCCTTCATAATATTTTCAAAGTCCAGCATTGCACCACGCTCTAGGTGTGGGTAGCTTTCACTAACCACTGAGCATAGCTCATTCTCGAACACCTGAGCATAGTTAATTAACCAAATAAGAATCGAAATGGTCTTAGACGCACTCGTACCACCAGCCACAGCTCTAATCCTACCCTCCATATCAAAGATACGCTTGGTAGCAGTCGTATCCTTAAACCTAAAGTTTGATGCGGTCTCGGCCACCATAGATTGGTACAACTATTACATTTGGTGTAGGGTCTTTGGCGTGGCCTCTCAACCGCAAACCAGTCTCTAAGAACTTATGTCGGGTCGCATGGTCTGGTAATTCTTTGTCTGGCTCAGTGTGTGAACTAAACAATTTTGTGGCTTCTAAACCCTCATTTAACACCTTACCGAGCTTGTCATCAGTCACTCCTAGCTTTTCCAAGCTTTCTATAAACGCTACTGATTTGGTTAATTCTTTAGGATTTTTAGCTACGCTTGGGCTATAGCCTGCTTTAGTCATAGCTTTAGACACACTATCTCCCTCAGCAATAAAAGCCATCGCCTTAGTTTGTTTTAAGGTCGCCATTACGGGCGAATTATATCATGTTTTTGGAGTTTTGGCTTTTTGTCGGAGCTGGTCTAGGCGTTTGTTCTCGACCTGCACTATTTTTTGGATTGATGGCAACAATAACTTATTTAAATTTTTATCCTTGAGACCATGCAAAACCCCTAACATCACCCGACATTCAAACTTAATATCTGAATCTCTAATCATGCCTTCGTTTTGGTCAGTCATTTCCTGACCACCAAATCACAGTTAGGACAAACCAGAACCAACGAAACCGATACCCCAGCTAATCTGACTAACTTCTCGTCTAGGCATCTAGGACAGTCTTCATTAACGGGTTCGATTTCAACTTCTATCTTTTCGTCTTGCATACCTTCGATACGCTTCATAAGTTCTCCCCTAGATACTTAATCGGGTCTTTGGTTAAGATTTGTTGCTTGTCCATACTACTCTCGTAAAGTTACCATTCTTATATTTAGGATTGGGTTTCTGTAACATCAATGCTCGTAAGCCATTAAACTCGTGGATAAAAGTAACCTTATACTCTCCAAACCTATCATTCACCTTTGCCATTAGGATTTGTTGTTGGGTCATTTCTTGTCCTCTGACACTTCTAGTGGTGATTTAAGCTCGGTATGATATTTGCCATCCCCTTTATCTACAATTACCCTTTCTAGGGGCGGATTTAGGGCTTTATGTATAAACTCAGGCTTACTCTTTATGGATTTCCACTTAGGCATATCTTCTTTGCGAATATAAAAGGTAACTCGGCCGTCGTGTTTCATTGCCTCTCATTATACCGACTATCTGTATAATGTCAATTCCTGTGCATAACTCCACAAACTATATTGACAGTCTAAATAATGTATGTATACTGATAGTTAGATTCAATCAAATAGATTGGATGGTCAATTAACAAGCAGGAGTGAACGCACGACAACCGACTAGCTCATAACGGCAGTCAACAGTCACTAGCTACTAGCTCTCTGCTTACTTTAACAAACTAGTAGCGATTAGAGGGACGCGTAAAGTGCTATCAGCCTTAAAACAAGTAGTTTAATGCGGTGTAGGCGACACTTTCAGCTTTATGGGCGGTCTTATCGCTATTAGTTACAGTTCAATAAATAATAAAATAAGGATAATATGCGTCTAACTTACGAATATCAATCAAAACAAGCTCAGACAAGCTCTATGTTGGTCACCGAACCAACTATAGACCCTATTAAGTTACTTGATGTAGTCTTAATTGTGGGGTTTGCGGTTCTGCTTAGTTGGGTGTTTCTTAGTTCAGCAGGATTATGGTTCGGTCAGTAACCTAAGTAAGTTGTAAAAAGACTAATTGTACCTTTAAGTTTAATTGTAGGTAGTAGGTATTAGCCTGACTGAGAGGGTAATCCTTTGGGCTAAAGGTTGATATACGCTTATTGAACAGCGGGATAACTGACTAAAGTAGTTGTGTGAGGTCAGACACTCAATACACAGCCACTCGTAGGTTCGAATCCTACGGCTAGTGCCAAGTGCCTACAATTTATCAGACTAAATAATATAAGGAGGAAATATGGCAGAAATAGAAGTAGAAAAGAGTGTAGGATTTTTGGAAGATTCAAAAATGTGGAGTATTACTCTACACACCGTAGAGCCTTATGGCGAGTTTCATCCTCGCATTATCTATGTAACTGCCATTTTCCACAAAAACCTAGATAAAGCTCTCAAAATGGCTTGGGGAGAATTTAATAAATCTAAGCAGTTCCAAGATAATAACGATAAATTTACCCGAGAAAAACAAACTGAAACTATTTTAGTAACAGTCTAGTCAGCAGTTCAGGAATGATAAATAAAGAAAGGATTTAGAATGGTATTCATAATTTGTGCGATTTTATTTGCATCTGGCTACTGGCTAGGAGTATTTATGGAACGTAAATATCCACGAAAGGGAATCTTTAAATAAAGGAGGACAATATGAAAGAGCCAGAAAATAATTTTGAGATTATAGAATCGCCCTTATTAGAAATAATAAGACTGGTTGCTCTTAATGGTGACAAACTAACGCCAAGCTTCCAAGATGCTGTAGCCCAGTTTTTGTTGCTTGAAACTACCCCAATTATAATAAATAAGGTAGTACCAAGAGCTAAATAACTATGACTAAATAGGACTATAGTTATTGAGATGATTAAGCACGCTATTCTTTATCTATGCTGGATGGGTGTGGCAGTCGCATGTATCGTCTGTGATAGGGTTTTGTACGCAAGGTGAATAATAGCGTCCTCCCTACTACTTAGTTCTGGGTTAAACGATTATAGAATACTTATCTTTAGCTACTGGTAGGTAAGTCGCATAGGCTAACCCCGCTGTTCTAGTTTGCTTCTAGTCCCTAAAACTACCCTCGCTTGTTGCCATAACTTATAAGTAAGAGCGTGGTTCATGGCCATTTAGACCCTCGGACACCACGAGCCTGTTATAAGTTATTGGTTGGCTTGAAAAAAGTGCTTGGCCAGTTGACAGGACATGATATAATTAAAGTATCATTTCGAAGACAGCCCGAGATTTAATCGTCTCGGGTTTTTTCGTTACCCTCAAATGACAGCCTTTTTGTTTCCATTTCGAAGACAAATCAGCTGTATTTAATCTACTCCAAGCTTATCCACAATTCAAGTTTAGTTTTAACAATCTATTTGACACACACTAAGACATGGCGTACACTGTGACTATGAGATTGAGTAAACAGAGGGGTTTAATCGAAGACATCAGGCAAGTACCAAAAGCCAAGCGTATTTTGGTAGATTTCCAGCCATCTAGCTTCTGGTCTATGAATATCAGAGGATTAGATGGCCAGTGGACGAGAACCTGGTATCCGATATATACATTTGGGGTAGAGATATGAGCAAGACAAAAGATTTACTACCCGACAACTACGATGAATTAGTCGATATGTGGAGCGAGGGTCTATTAACCCAAGACGAGTTTGACCAATTATTAGATGCTCTAAGTCCTAAGCGTTTGGAGACTAATCCTTCTACGGCTCGTGTATTAAAAGATGAGTATTTGGGTAGAGCTGAGAATAGGTGGCTTAAAAAGCCTCAATATCAGCGTCAAGAGCAAGATAATTGGGCAGGCGACCCAATGGAACAGGAGTTAGCATGAGTGGAACTGTAGAGGGTGGATTGAAAGCTAGGGACGCAAACATAGCTCTATACGGCAAGGACTACTACGCTAGAATCGGTGCTATCGGTGGTCGTAAGGGCACTACGGGAGGGTTTTATGCGAATCGTGAACTGGCCCGCATTGCGGGGGCGAAAGGTGGAAAAATATCTAAACGGGGTAGGGCAAAATGACCGTCAAACAACACATCCTTTACTTTCTGCAGACACATTCTGGGTTCGTGTCAGGGTCTGAGATAGAAAACCAGGCAAGAGACTGGCAGAGTAAGGCTTCGGTAATAAGTCGTAGATGCCGAGAGATGGTTAAGGCTGGCTTAATAGAGCGGCGGTTGAACGACAGGCGAGCAGTTGAGTACCGATATATAAGAATCTTTGATAACAACTCAACGTGGAAGCAAAGATTAGACGCTAATAAAGAACTTAAGCAGGAGCAATTAATATAATGGAAACAACTTTTGAACTAAACACACCACAATGGTTTGA